AATAGAAACATGAACAAAGAACCAACAATAAAGAAACAAAATGCGTTGGCTACAAACGTAGTGTTTGAAGCAGACGCAAATGTGCAAACTGGAACGGTAGGACAAGATGATCTTGCATTACCATTCCTTAAAATACTTGGACAGTTATCTCCTGAAGTAAACAAGAGAGACGGTAAGTATGTTGAAGGTGCAGAACCTGGAATGATTTATAACTCAGTAACAGGTGAACTCTTCAATGGTGAACAAGGGGTCCCAGTGATTCCGTGTTACTACAAACTCGAGTATGTCGAGTGGACAGTCAGAGGAAAAGATGGATCAGGTGCTCCGGTCAATATCTATCCTTCGTCTAGTGACATCATGACTAAAACAACTAGAGGTGCAGACTTTAAAGATAGACTTCCAAACGGTAACTATATTGAAAAGACTGCTCAACATTTTGTTGTAGTTAATAGTGCTTCACCAACCACTGCGTTGATTGCTATGAAATCTACTCAATTAAAAATTAGTAGAAAATGGAATAGCATGATGCAAAGTATAAAGTTGCAAGGTAAGAACGGTATGTTCACACCAGCATCTTTTAGCCATCTTTATCAGCTAAAAACTGTACAACAGTCTAACGACAAAGGTACATGGTTTGGTTGGGAAGTGAGCAAAATAGGTCCAATCGAAGACGCTAACACGTATCAACAAGCCAGAAAGTTTTCTGAAAGCATTTCCAAAGGGGATGTTCAAGTTAAACATGGTGAAGAAGATACTGCTAAGTCTACGGGTGGAGCGGCTCACATTATGTAAGATTCCTTTATGGGAATAGTTGCAACAGGGGTGGCGAAGCGAGAGTGGACCCACCCCAAAAAAATATAAAGATGGAAAATAAATTTATAGAAATATTTACTGGTCTTAAAAGAGACTATGGCTACGCTGATATAAACTCTGCTTACAAAGACCCTGCTACAGGTAAATTAAAATTAAAATATGGCTGGGCAGCTAAAGAATTATTAGAGTCTGATTATTTAGATCATCTTACAGGTAAAAAATCTATTGGTATTCAACCATGTAATGATGAAGGACTCGCAAAATTTGGAGCAATTGATATAGACTCTGATGAGTATGATAACTTTGATCTTCGAAAGTATTTAGAAATTATTGATAAGAAAAACATTCCAGTCGTACCTGTTAAATCTAAAAGTGGTGGACTTCATATATATGTATTCTTTAAAGAACCCGTGAAAGCAAGTTTTGTCAGAAATTTTTTAGATAAATTATTATTTACATTTGATTTAAAAGCATCAACAGAAATATTTCCAAAACAAACACAACTAGGTGTGGGATCAGATCAAAAACCAATTAATGGTAACTTTATTAATTTACCTTATTACAATCGTAATGAAAGAGTGGGTGTAAATTTAGATGGTACAGAGTTTACTTTTGAAGAATTTATAAAAGTCGTCGAGGCTAACACAAAAACTAAAGAAGAGCTAGAAGAATTTGCGGATGAATTAATTAGACTCGAACTTACAGGAGGTGCAGATGAATTCATAGATGGTCCTGTATGTTTGCAAAGATTATCAAAATCTAAACTAGATGATTACAGAGACAGATTTATTTATAACTACATGGTGTTTGCTAAAAAGAAATACCCTGACAACTGGGAAGAAAAACTTTTAGAAGGTGCTAGAAATTATATTGTTTACGATAACATATGGGGTGATGAAAAAGTAAAACAAAAAATCAAAGCCTATAAAAAAGATACTGCAGGACATACTTGTTCAGAAGAACCTATTAATAGTATGTGTGTTAAATCAGAATGTCTTAAAAGAAAGTTTGGAGTCGCTTCCGATAAAGTTAAAAAATTTCCAACACTATCTGCATTAATTAAAATAGACTACTCACCAGATCCAGAGTTTAGATTTACGGTACACTACAATGACAAAGTAGAAGGTGAAACTACGCAGCAAATAATCGCTAGAGATATTAATTACATCATGGACCAAGAAAAACTTAGACGTTTAATTGGAGCACATACACCTATTCCACCACCACGGATCAAGGGTGATGATATGCAAACGGTGTTAGATACTTTATGGCAAGGAATGAAAACAGAAAAAGCTCCTCCAGGTACATCACCAAAAGAAGTATTACATAAACATTTAGAAGATTACATTCATGGTGTTCCAGCAGTAAGTGATGCTGCATTTAGAAGTGGTAGTACCTTAATTGATACTGATGGCTTTGCTTATTTTGTATTTGATCCATTTTATAATTTTTTAAAAAATAAAGAATGGAAAGCTAAAATTGACAGGACAGGACAAATGTTAATGGATTTTTTTGAGGCAGAACTTAGACATCCTAAAAGATATCCTAAGAAAGCGACTGAAAAAAAATCTAATAACCCTGTAAGATGTATAAAAGTTTCTATGAAATATTTTGATAAAGAAGAAAATGAAATAGAAATTCTACCAATGAAGAGTAAAAAAGATATTCTCTGATGACAAAGGTTACAAAGATATATGGCCCTCCAGGTACAGGGAAGACAGAAAAATTAATTCGAAGAGCCATGGCTTACATAAGAGTAGGTACTCCAGTAAGCAAAATAGGTTACTTTGCATTTACTCGTAAAGCAGCGCATGAAGCAAGAGATAGAATGTTAAAGAAAAATCCTGAGTATAAAAAGAAACAACTTAGATACTTTCAAACATTACACTCATTAGCTTTTCATAGTTTAGGACTTAGAGAAGAAAACGTTATGCAAGACTATCATTACAATGATCTTGGAAAACAATTAAGTATAAGGGTCAATGCTAAAAAAGATGCTGATGCCTCACCTTACTTAACCTGCGATAATGAATACTTTCAAATTATTTTAAAAGCAAAAGAAAAAAATATTTCAGTATGGGATGAATATTGTACTGGTGAACATTCAACAAATGTAAAACCTGATTTGTTAAAACATATTGAAGCAAACTACAATCATTACAAGCATCCAGACATAAATAACTTAGTAGACTTTACAGATATGATTCACGATATTGTACAACAACCAAATAAAATTCCAAACTTTGATGTGGTTTTTATTGATGAAGCGCAGGATCTATCACCTATACAATGGAAATTTTATGACATATTAAAATCTAAATCAAAAAATATTTATTTAGCCGGGGATGATGACCAAGCAATCTACGGTTGGGCAGGTGCAGATGTTGATAGATTCATTCAAGAACCCGCTACAGAAAAAGTATTATCAAGATCAAGAAGAATTCCAAAAGCAGTACAAGATGTATCAGAAATTATTACCGCACGAATTGCAGGACTTAGAGCAACTAAAAATTATTTACCGAGAGATGAAGAAGGATTGTGTAGTAAAATCAATAGTTTAGAAAATGTAGATCTTCACCAGGACAACTGGTTAATACTAACTCGAACTTTATCTAGGGCAAAAGAAGTATGTGATCTTTTAAAAGTAAAAGGTTTGTACTATGAAAACAGACATCAAAAAAGTTACAACACTAAACTTTACAAAGCAATTGTTAATCACAATAAATGGTTAAATGGTGAAACAATAACTGACACAGCCAGGGCAGATATAATAGAATATTTAGGAAATAGAGAACTTATAAAAGATAGAATGAATTATAATTTAAAATGGTTTGAATGTTTTGACAACGCCTCCGCAGAAGATAAAATTTACATAAGATTAATGCTATCAAATAAAGAAAAATTAAATGATGAAGCACGAATCAAAGTATCTACTATTCATGCTGCAAAAGGTGGTGAATGTGAAAACGTAATTTTAGTATTAGATAATGCTAAAAAAATAAGAGAAGCTACAACGAAAAGTATAATAAAGCGTGACGAAGAGCACAGAGTATGGTATGTAGGTTGCACGAGAGCAAAAAGAAATTTATATTTAATGAGAGCCAAAATAGAACGAAAGGGATATCAACTATGACACACGACGATATATTTAAAGAATCATTTCCACAATACACTCAGGTAGGCGGGAATCACTATACAAAGTTTCCTATTCAACCTTATGAGTTTATTTCTAAAAATGATTTATCATTTTTTCAGGGCAACGTTATTAAGTACGTTTGTAGGTACCAGAGAAAAGGTGGAATAGAAGATATTAAAAAGATAATACACTATTGTCAGTTAGAGATGTTAAAAATTAATGACCTAAAAAAGAAAAAGTAATGGCGAAAGCAACTATTAAAAAAACAATTAAAATTGCTAAAAACAAATTTAACTTAGAAATTTATCTAGGGCTTAACAATAAAATTGGATGGGAAATATTTCCTCATGATTACAGTGCAGCTTTATTTGCATTCAGTAATAAAGATAGATTAAATAAGGTAGTAGAAAATAAATATATATACGAGGTAAAAAAATGAAGGTACCTTTATTTGAAGCACAGACAGAATGGAATGAACCTGAAGAGTATCCGGATCTAAGAAAATACGACGAGATTGCAATTGACTTAGAGACAAGAGATCCTGATTTAAAATCTAAAGGTAGCGGTGCTATCATTGGTAATGGTGAAGTCGTAGGTATTGCGGTT